ACTTGCTGGCCTGCTCGGTCTTGTCCATCTCGATGCCAAGCTCCCAGCCTACCAGCTGCTTGAGCGACATGTGGCCACCGCCCTCCAGAGACTTGCGCAGGTTGGCAGCGTCCCAGCACGTGGGGTAAGCGCCAGCGGCAGCGAAGCACCGCTTCTCATGGCCCGCGTGGAACACCACCCAGATGGCATCCTCGAACCAGTGCGCGACCTCGTCGAACCAATTATATTTGGCCATGTCACCAAAATCGATGACCGCCCACACGTCGTCATTGCAGATCTGCGCAAGCCGGGTCTTGAAGTCCCAGCCCTCAAAGTCGAGAGCGGCGACGCCGGTGCCTACGATGTCGAGCACGCGCTCGAGACCTTCGGGGGTCGTGATCAGTTCATACTTGGTGATCATGTGAAGGTCCTAATCTTTGATTAAAATGTGTGGTCGTCGTCGTGGCCAGAAAATGGCCGAACGTATCCGCCACGCTTGCGCTTGAAGTCCCAACACGCGGCGCGCGACCCCAAAAACATGCGGTCATTGTTGTTCGCTCTTACAACCTCAAATTCTGGGTCGCACTCGTCGGCATCGCCACCGGACGCAGCAAGCCCGCAGTCGTACATGTAATCAGCTTCTGTTCCGTTATCGTGCATGTCTTTGGTCCTAATCTGCTGCCGACTTGCGGGCGTTAAGCTCGGCCTCGAGTGGGGCCATTACAAGGCTGTCAATTCGCGGCCTCTGCTTCTTCATACTTTCAAGAAACGCGTGGCACGTCGCAACTCCAGACACGGAAGTCGCCCCCCCATTGGCTTCGATCTTTTCGATCCACTGGTAGATCGCGTGGATCGTGTTTGAGGCGTTAACTGCCGCCTTGATTAGCTTGTCGTCTTTCATGCTACTGGTCCTCGTGCTGCTGAGTGGGGGTGTGGTGGCCAGCGTTAACTGGCCACCGCGTGGTTTTAGGCTGCTGCCTTGCGACGCGCACGGCGCGCAGGTACTTCGGCAACTGTCTCAGCCTCTTCGACTTCGTCCTCGATGACTTCGTCTTCGTCCTCTTCTTCGACCTCGGGCTCAGCAGCTTTGACGGGCTCTGCTTTCTTGGCAGACCGCTTCGCCTTGACTGGCTTGGCTGGCTCTGCGGCATACTTGCCCGCCAGCAGGTCGTCGAGATCTCCGTCATCCCCTGCGTTGAGGAAGGCTTCGACCTCTTCACGTGTGACCCAACCCTCTACGATGAACAGGGGCTTGCCGTTGGACTTACCCTGAGCAACGAAGGTCTCGTCATCCAAGCGGATGAGAGGGACCTCGGGCTCTTCAGCGATGAGCCGCTCACCGATCTCCGATGTCAGATCCGCAATAGTGTTGCAGCCTGACTTGGACGTACTGGTGTACGTGATCTTCTTACCCGGCGCATCGATGTCCAGCATCGACAGGCCCAGCATACCCTTCCAGCCGTCACCGTCTTTGTAAGGCCCGTGATCAGCGAGCTGGTTCTGCGTGGTGTGGGTGTTGCGTGGTGCGTAGACGGACCACTCGACCTTGTCCGTCGGGCTGCCGCCCTTCCAGCACGTCCAGCCAGCGAGAGCGGACATCGGATCCACGATGTAGATGCTGTCGGGATCCGGCGTCTCTTTGTTGCGGCCAAGGGTCCAGCCTTTGTAGTTGGCGCCTTGTCCTGAGAAGCTCAGGAACTCACCGTCGCCTCCACCAGTGCTGCCTTGGTTGGCGCTGTCGATCAGCGCCTGCGCGATGGCTTTGCGGTCCACGGCAGGAAGACCTGCTCCGTTTACCCATGCGGCCAGTGCGCCTTTTGTGTTTGTCTCGGTCATGCTTAGCTCCTGCATACTGCTAGGTTGATGCGGTCTCTCCCTGCTGTCACGGTCGTGCGGTTGCCGCCCCCGTCGCTGCACTACCCGTCACTGGCAACGTGCCAGCCGTGGCATCTCAGGTTACGGTCAGCACCTCGCTGGGCTTACCGCGGTATGGTTCAAGGTCGATGTCAGGCAGCTGAGCCTTGACCACTGCAGCGTAGGCTACTGATCCTGCGCGCGTGGCCAGCTTCACTGTGCCGTTGTCGACCTGCATGTGTGTCGTGTTCTCGCGAGCGAGGAGCGCTTTGATCTGCTCAGCGGCCTTGTCCTTGTCAGACTTGGCCTCAGCCTCCGCGGCCTTAGCGCCGAGGTAGGTCCTGCGCTGCACGGTCATGTCGCCAGCGTCTACGCGACCTTGGCCGGTGGCTGTGCTGGCGCCTTCGACACCGCAGACCTTGGTGAAGTTGCAACGCTGCTTGCACTCCTGCTTGCCCGGGGTGGCAGCGCCCTCCCTTGGCAGTCGACCAGCTCCCTTGGCGTCCAGCAGACGGTTGGCACGGCCTTTGAGCAGATCAAGGATCGTGGTCTTGCGCGGTACCTTGAACTCGATGATGTCGTCGAAGTTCGACGCGTCCATGTACACGAGAATACCGTGATCGATAGGCTTGCCATCCAGCTCAGGGAACTCGTCACGGCTCTGCTCGAACAGCTCCATCGCGATCTGCAGCTGGCGCACGTGGTAATCCTTGGGCAGCTTGTCCCGGTTCGTGCGGGGGTCGATGGTCTTGAACTCCACACCTAACCAGCACGGGTGATCTGTGCCCATGGCCTCGCCGTCCAGCAGTCCGTCTGGCGTGCAGCTGAGCCTGCGCTCCGCGTCCGAGATCCCCTCTTGCTCGTCGCCAGTGAACAGCATGGGGATGTTGGCCAGCCGCATGCGCTCGACCAGATACTTCTCGCCGTGTGACCCGCGGCGAGCAAAGCCCCAGCTCTCAGGGCCATCGTTCTCAGCGCCTGTCTTTTGAAAGAACTGTTTGCGGATGCACGTCATGGCCTCTGAAGCGGTCATGTACTTCGCGCGTTCGGTCTGGTCGAAGGCTCTGGCGTTGTCGAAAGCGACAGCGCCTTTGAGCACGGCGTCTTTAACACTCATTGTGGATCTCCGTTAAAATCTGGCAGCAAGCCGCCTTCGATGACGCGCATGGCCACGTGAGCCAGTGCTGAGTGAGCGCGAGCCAGCTCAGCGTCCTTGTACTCAGCGTGCAGCCGCTGGGTCGCCAGCTGCGTGCGCAGCTCGATTGCCGCAGCGTGGTAGCTGTCGCGCATGACGCCTGCGTCGGCGCGGGATTGACTGACCTTGGTGTACAAAGTTAGCAGTGCCTCGGGCACCATATCCTTCACGTCGTCTAGGGTCAGCTTGATGTCTAGTGCGTCGGCCATATTAAAGCTCCTTGCTTGCGTTTACGAACATTGTCGGAACCGATGTGCGCAGCACATGCTCAAGGCACGCGGTAACAGGCTTTTGCATGTCAGCGTAGATCGCCCGCGTGACGCTGTGGAACTGCGCTTGAAACTCTGCAGCTTTTTGCGGGTCTTTGGGCGTCCAGCGTTCAAAGAAATGATGAACAGCAAGATTTAGATAGTGCTCGTCCAGTTCTCGCTGTGCCTTTTGATGCGCGGTGTCGGCCATATTAAAGCTCCTTGGCTTCTGGGTCTGTGTAATCGGGGTCGATCTCCCCGAGAGCGGCGAGTACCCGGGTGTGACCCTCGCGCAGCACAGCAAGCTGTGTCTGCAGCACGTTGGACGCCGTCGACTTTAAGTTGGTGTCGTACCTAAACTGGCGTAACATTGATGTCGCGAGGCCCACGGCCATGGTGTTCTGCACAAACAGCCCCAGCTGGAACACGTCCAAACCTTCCAGCTGCCCCTTCTTGATTAGGTGTGTAACAATCTCGTTAGCGGCAGCTTGCAGCTTGGCGAACTCGTCGCTGCGCCCACCGCCCGGGCCCTCTGTTGGTGTGTTGTCTAGTGGCATATCAATCTCCATTGCTGTGATAACATTTAGTGCTTCTTGGCGTGTCGCGTGGTTGCTGTACCAGCCAACATAAAGACGGCTTACAATCTGGTAAGGCTCCTCTAACGGACCTGAATACTTGCGGACGTAAAGATGGGTCACCTGTCAAGTTTCCTGCTGCTGTCGCCCTACGGCGTTGAATTTTTCGTGACCGCGTGCCTTGGCGGTGCTGATGTCTCCCAGCGCGCGGTCCAGCTTGGTGTTAGACACCAGCGTGTCGACGTGGACGTGCTTCTTTTGGCCGTACCTCCACAGGCGCGCGTAGAACTGGTCCATGATAGCGGGTGACCAGTCCTCCTCGACTATGATGATCTGTGTGCCACCGTGCTGCAGGTTAAGACTGACACCAGCAGCTGCGATCTGAGCGACGACGAACTGCAAGCCGCCTTCGTTCCACAGCTCCTCAGTTTCTACCTTGCTGGCGGAGGTGCGGCTGCCATCGATGATGCTGCCGATGTAGCCCCTGTCTGAAAGGGTACCGAACAGCGCCTCGATCACGTCTGTGTGCCAAGCGCC